GGGTCAGGAAGCATCTCGCGCGGTGTTAGATTTATTTACACCCAACAAAGCGAAGAACGTAAAGTTACCTGTCAAGGACGCAGGTGAAATGCTGAAGGAACGCAACGTGCAAGGGTTCATCAGGGAATGGTGGAACGCTAAGACGTATCAACCAGACGGTATCATTGCAGGACTAGATACTTGGGAGTCAATCGTAGCACAGGAGGACGTACAGTCCATACCGTATCCGTGGTCATGCTTGAATGATATGACGTATGGGTTCAGGGAGAAGGAACTAGTAACAATAACCAGTGGTTCTGGTATGGGTAAATCACAGATTGTCAGAGAGTTGGAACACTACTTACTAGGTGCAACAGATGACAACATTGGTATACTCGCATTGGAAGAGGACATACCTAAGACTGCTCTAGGGATTATGAGCATCGAGGCAAATCAGACTCTACATCTGAGCCGCGAGTTTAGCAGGGAAGACAAAAAGGTATTCTGGGACAAGACATTAGGCACAGGACGTATCTATATGTTTGACCACTGGGGTTCTACCAATGAGGATAACTTACTAAGTCGCATTAGGTATATGGCTAAAGGTCTTGACTGTAAATGGATTATCCTTGACCACTTGAGTATTGTTGTTAGTGACCAAGAGAATGGTGATGAACGTAAAGCCATTGACAGCATCATGACTAAGCTACGTCAGTTGGTTCAGGAGACAGGTGTTGGTTTATTCTTGGTGTCACACTTACGCAGACCATCAGGGAAGGCACATGAGGACGGTGGACAGATTAGCTTGGCTGAGTTACGAGGTTCAGCGGCAATCGCACAGCTATCCGATATGGTGATTGGTTTGGAACGTGACCAACAGAACCCAGATGCACAGGTAAGGAATACCACTACAGTACGGATACTTAAGAACCGATACGCAGGACTTACAGGGGCGGCTTGCTACCTCTACTATGATAAAGATACTGGTCGTATGATTGAAACTACGTGTCCAGTTAATGATGACAATCAGGAGTTCTAGTGAAGCAGATAGTATTTGATATAGAAGCTAACGGTCTACAGCCTACAAAGGTCTGGGTAATCGTTGCTTGTGACCTATCAAACCAAGAGACAGTTGTGTTCTCTGGTGATACGTTACAGGACTTCAATGCTTATATCAAAGATGCTGAGGTCATTGGTCATAACATCATTGGCTATGACGTACCAGTTCTTGAACGCTTACTAGGCACAGACTTTAGTAGTTGTAAGATTACAGATACATTAGTATTGTCAAGACTTACTGAACCATCGCGTGAAGGTGGTCATTCATTAGATAACTGGGGACAGCAGTTAGGTTTCCCTAAAGGAGAACACAGTGATTGGAATACATTTTCTCAGGATATGGTGGACTATTGCAAGCAAGATGTATTGGTTAATGTCAAAGTGTACAACGCGTTACGAGGTGTACTGGCAGGTTTTGGAAGCGAAAGCATTAGCCTTGAGCATCAAGTACAAAGCATTATCACAAAACAGACGGACAACGGTTGGTTACTAGACCAAGAACATGCTTTTGTTTTACTTGCTAAACTTAAGGAAAAGAAGTACGACCTTGAAGACAAGGTACATGAAACATTTAAACCGTTACCTACATTCATTAAGGAGATAACACCTAAGTACAAGAAGGACGGTACGATGTCCGTTGTTGGTCTTAAGTTTCTAGGGGACAGTTGGTCAGACTATATAGCACCATTTAGTCGCGTTGATTACCCAGAGTTTAACTTAGGTTCGCGTCAGCAGATAGGTAGATACTTACAATACTTTGGTTGGAAGCCCAAGAAGTTTACAGAGAAGGGTCAAGCCATTGTTGATGAAGCTATCTTATCTAAGGTAACTAATATACCAGAAGCTAATATGATTGCTGAGTACCTAATGGTTCAGAAGCGTATAGCACAGGTACAGTCGTGGTTAGATGCTGTTGAGGACGATGGTCGTGTACATGGATATGTAAATGCTAACGGTGCAGTAACGGGACGTATGACACACTCTAGTCCTAACGTAGCACAAGTGCCTAGTTCAGGCGCACCATACGGAGCAGATTGTAGAGCCTGTTGGACTTCACCTAAAGGCTACAAGATTGTTGGTATGGACGCATCAGGACTTGAGTTACGAATGCTTGCACACTATATGAACGATGAGGGATATACAAATGAAATACTCACTGGAGACATTCATACAGCAAACCAACTTGCTAGCGGTGTTGACACACGAAGTCAGGCAAAGACTTTCATATATGCGTTCTTGTATGGAGCAGGGGACGCAAAAATCGGAAGTATCGTTGGAGGAACTGCTGTTGATGGTAGAAGACTTAAGAAGAAGTTCCTCACAAACACGCCATCTCTTAGAGACTTACGAGAAAGAGTTAGCGTGGCATCTGGAAGAGGTTATGTTCACGGATTGGACGGGCGCAGAGTCGCAGTACGCTCAGAACACTCGGCATTAAACACGCTGTTACAGTCAGCAGGTGCTATCGTTATGAAGAAGGCACTATGCTTACTGGACGAGTACGCTAAGACTTGGAACTTAGATTATAAATTTATAGGAAATATACATGATGAAATTCAAACAGAAGTTAAAGAAGATGAAGCAGATGTTTTTGGACGCTTGGCAGTGTCTTGTATTGAAGCCGCGGGCATTCATTATAAACTTAATTGTCCCCTCGCAGGAGAGTATCAAGTCGGAGACAACTGGTCGGAAACACATTAGGAATTGTAATCACTGTGGCGTAGTGCTAGTAGAGAGAGACAACTGGGCGAAGAGTACCGTGGCTAAGAAGAACTATATATGTAAGAAGTGTAACTCAGCCAACACCCAGAGAAACCTTAAGAAGCGTAAAGGGAGAAAGGCATGAAGCCATGTAAAGAAGACAGGAAGAAGTTTGACTTAGACCTACAGTACGGAGAAGTCAGGGAGGACAAGGTAGCGGAGATGCTACAGGACAAGAAGATTGAGGTTAAGTCAGAGAAGGACTTATGGCAGAAGACAGGTAACATTTGCATTGAGTATGAGTCATGGGGTAAGCCGTCAGGCATTGAGGCTACTGAGTCAGACTACTGGTTTCATAACCTCTGCATAGGTGACGATGAGTATTGTACCTTAGTATTCAAAACACCTGTACTGAAGAAGATTGTTAATAAGTTAGATACGTTCAGGAGTGTATCAGGAGGAGACCATAACGCTAGCCGTATGCACTTGGTCAACCTACGTAAGTTATTCTCAAGCGATGTCATTAAGGCATTCAAGGATATAGAAGATGAGTAAAACAATACATACATTAGTCAATGACATATACCGATTGATGGAGACAAAAGAGGCAGAGGAATCCGTAGACGTAGAAGCGGAGATTGAGAGGTTCGGAGAGTCGATGAAGGCTCTTATGCGTACAGAGTTTAGTCGTGAACGTACAGCAGATAAACGAACATTGCGCCTGTCAAACATTGGTCGTGACGATAGGGTCTTATGGAATGTTGTTAATGGTACTGAGAAGGAAGAGATTAAACCTGCTACCTACATTAAGTTTATGTACGGTCACTTGATAGAAGAGATGTTATTGTTTATGACACGTATGGCAGGACACGAAGTATCAGATGAACAACGTGTATGTGAAGTAGAAGGTATCAAGGGACACATGGACTGTAAGATTGACGGGCTTGTAGTGGACGTTAAGTCAGCCAGTTCCTTCGGGTTCAAGAAGTTCAAGGATGGTACACTGGCTATGGACGATGCCTTTGGTTATGTTGACCAGATTAAAGCATACGCCCATGCCTGTGGTGAGACTGAGTTCGGTTGGTTAGCTATGGACAAAGCCAATGGTCATCTCGCGGTACTTAAGTACGACCTAGAGGATACCCAAGCCCCTATACACGAACACATCAAGGGAGACATTAGAGAGCGTATAAAGCACGTTAAGGAGATGGTTAAGGGAGATGAGCCTACTGAGTTATGTACCAAGACAGTACCAGATGGTAAGTCGGGTAACATGAAGCTAGGCATTAAGTGTTCCTACTGTCAGTACAAGAAGCATTGCTACCCAGAACTGAGAGCCTTTGCCTATTCGTATGGTCCGAAGTTCCTTAGCGAAGTAGTCAACGAGCCTAGAGTACAGGAGATTAACCTTGAGCAAATATAAACCACGGAAGACTAGCGGTAAGTTTAGGTCAGCGTTAGAGAAGGAGTTCTCAAAGGAGGTTAAACGTAAAGGCTTTGACTATGAACCATACGGTATGCCCTACACAGTGTTCAGAACCTATATGCCAGACTTTGTACATGAACCAAGTAAGACAGTAGTGGAAGTAAAAGGTTTCTTTCGTGTAGGAGACACCTTGAAATATAAGTCAATTCGTGATACAATAATAGAAGATGGTTACGAATTAGTATTCTTACTGTCTAACGAACATAAGAAGGTACGGAAGGGCGGTAAGATTACAATGGGTCAATGGTGTGTTAAGGAAGGTATGAAGCACTACACACTCAGCACTGCTCAAGAACTTGTCAAATACGTAGAAGGGAAGATGAAGTAATGTCACATACATTAGAGGAACTCAAGGAAGCAGTAGCAAGGGACTACGATGCGGTGTTAGTAGTTGAGGCTTTGGACATCTCAGTTGAGGACTTGCTAGAGGCTTTTGAAGATAGATTAATTAGGAACAGAGACTTATTTACGGAGGATGATTATGAGCATTGATGACGATATTAAAGAACGAGATATGTACGACAACAATCCTGATTCGCCTCATTATGGTGAGATAATAGGAATGGCTGATATTGTAGCTGAGATTGAGGCATTGAGAAAGAAAGCCGATAAGACGAGAAAAAGAAAGCTGTTAAGGAGTTTAGACAATGAGCATTAATGATGCAACACCTGCTGACTGGGATGCACTACGAGATAAGCACCCTGCATTGGTTAAGAAGTATGAAGACTTTGTGACCAAGAATGAAGATGTAGTCAACAGCCCTAGTCACTACAACTACGGTAAGGTTGAATGTATTGAAGCTATAGAAGAGTCTATGTCACCAGACGCATTCAAGGGTTATCTCAAGGGCAACACCATGAAGTACCTATGGCGTTATGAACGCAAAGGTAAGGGACTAGAGGACTTGAAGAAAGCACAATGGTACTTGAATAAACTTATAGAGGAGGTAGAGTAGTGAAGAAAGGACAGACCCACGGAGGTAAGGGTTCTAACCAACGCCCCACTAACTACCTTAAATACGCAGACAACTATGACGCTATCTTTAGCAAGAAGTCTAAAGATAAACCAAAGAAAAAGGAAGAGGATAAGAAATGAATCAGTATCAACAGTTTATACACAAGTCCCGCTACGCACGTTGGCTACCTGAGGAAGGCAGACGAGAGCGGTGGGATGAGACAGTCAACCGATACGTAGACTTCTGGAAGGAACGTGGTCAGATAAACGAGAAGACAGCCTTACAGCTATTCAATGCTATCCATAACCTAGATGTAATGCCCAGTATGCGCTGTATGATGACAGCAGGTGAGGCGTTAGACAAGGACAATGTAGCAGGGTTTAACTGTAGTTATCTACACATTGACTCACCACGTAGTTTTGATGAACTTATGTACGTCCTTATGTGTGGTACTGGTGTGGGGTTCAGTGTTGAACGTAACTTCATTACCAAGCTACCTGTCATCGCTGAGTCATTCCATGAGACTGACAGCACCATTGTAGTAGCCGACAGCAAGATTGGATGGGCTAGTGCATTCCGTGAGTTGATTGCTATGTTGTACGCAGGTAAGATACCTAAGTGGGATATGCACAAGGTACGCCCATCAGGTGCTAGACTTAAGACATTCGGTGGTCGTGCTAGTGGCGCAGAGCCTCTTGAGGATTTGTTTAACTTCTGTGTGGGTATATTCCAGAAGGCATCAGGACGTAAGCTAACGAGCATTGAGTGTCACGATGTTGTATGTAAGATTGCAGACATTGTAGTTGTCGGTGGTGTGCGTAGGTCAGCCTTGATTAGTCTGTCAAACCTATCAGACCCGCGTATGGCTAAGGCTAAGTCTGGTCAGTGGTGGATGGATGAAGGTCAACGTAGACTAGCTAACAATAGCGTAGCGTACACAGAGAAGCCAGACTTTGAGTCATTCCTTACTGAGATGCACACTATGTATGACAGTAAGGCAGGTGAACGTGGTATCTTTAGTCGTGTGGCGGCACAGAAGATAGCCGCTAAGAACGGACGGAGAGACCCTGAGCAGGACTTTGGAACTAACCCTTGCTCTGAGATTATCCTACGCAGTAATCAGTTCTGTAACCTATCTGAGGTCGTTATACGGGCAGACGATGACCTAGTTAGTCTTAAAAAGAAAGTTGAAGTAGCTTCCATTATCGGAACTTTACAGGCTACCTTGACTGACTTCCGCTACCTACGCAACGTATGGAAAAAGAATACAGAAGAAGAAGCACTATTAGGTGTCAGTTTAACAGGTATATGTGACCACTATTTACTGGGTAAAGATTCACCAGACCTAGATAAGTGGTTGGAGGAGATGAAGGATGTTGCAATTAAAACTAATAAAGAATGGGCTGACAAACTTGGCATTGCTCAGTCTGCGGCTATTACTTGTGTTAAGCCAAGCGGTACTGTGTCTCAGCTTGTTGATTCTGCTAGTGGCATACATCCCCGTTTTTCTAAACATTACATTCGTAGAGTACGTTCAGACAAGAAAGACCCGCTTGCTCAGTACATGACAGCCGCAGGTTTCCCTGTGGAAGATGACGTAATGAGTAAGTCTTCACTGGTCTTTGGCTTTCCAATCAAGTCACCTGAGAGTAGTACCACAGTAAAGCAGGTAGGTGCAATGGAACAGCTAAGAGTTTGGAAGAAGTACCAAGACCATTGGTGTGAACATAAGCCAAGTATCACTGTTTATTATACAGATAGTGAGTTCCTGCAAATAGCACAGTGGATATGGGATAACTTTGATTCCGTCAGTGGTATTAGTTTGTTGCCTGTCAGTGACCATGTGTATCAGCAAGCCCCTTATGAGGACATAACCGCTGAGAAGTATGAGGAGTTACTAGCGGCTATGCCAGTTGATATTAAATGGGAAGACCTAGAACACTTTGAGAAGGAAGACAACACTACAGGTTCTCAGGAACTAGCGTGTGTCGGAGGAGCGTGTGAAATAGCATAGGTAAAACTAAGGGGGCGCAATGCCCCCTTTTGTTTATTATTGTTGTTCTTCTTGTTTTCTCTGCTTATTCATTTCGTCCAACCTACTTAAACTGTTTATAGCTGTAGAAGGTGTTATAATCCCCGCCTTAAGTGCCGCCTTACCTAAACTGTTTGTCATCCTAGCCAGTTCCTTTGGTGCAGTTTCGCTGGGTGACGTTAATACCTTATTTGCCAAAGCCAATACTTGCTTGTTTTTAGCAATAGGGTTTACTAAAACAGGACTTAATAGATACAAACCTAATATAGCCATTCCTGCGGCATTTCCTGCTACAAGTGTTGCGCCTCCTACACCACCTAAACCCAACAAAGCCGTGCCTGAGTAGTAATCCATAAGAGAGCGTATTCTATTCTGCAAGTGTCCAATAGGCATTACAGATAGTTTATTTACAAACTGAAACTGCTCTGGTGTCAGTAAATCCTTGTAGTGTCTAAACAGAGTCATATCCTCTGATGTTTCTTTTCTAGCTAAAGATTTAAGAATGCTTGGGTTATTTACAGCATCACTTAAAGCATTCGCTCTTAAAGGTGATAAAATATCCTCTACTTCTCTAGGAGATACTTTAGCTTCCTTAGCCCAAGAGTTTATTCTTGTAGTTAGAGCAGTGAATTTATTATAACTATCAGCATTTTTAGGTAAAAACTGTTTAGCAAATGTAGGGTCTAAAGGCTCACCTTTTGCAATCTTTTGTACTATTTCTTTGTTTAGTAGTTGACCAGTCTCAGAGGAGGCTACCGCTTTGTCAAGAGCCTCTCTAGTTTTGCCTATTCCTTTCTTAGGAAACATCTTATCTAACTGTTTATACTCGTCTCCTTTTAACGCGCTAAGTCTTTTAGCAAAAGGTGATGCTATGTTTCTAGGCAGTTGCTTCTGTAAATCCCAAGCGGTTGTATACAAGTTCCTATAAGTATCAAAAGTAACTACATCGTCTTCGTTAAGAATAGCCTTTAGATTTTTCTTATTGTCAACAACATCATCATTAAAACCTTTTACAAGTTTTTTAAGTTCTTTCGTTGATACCACTTTAGGCGCGTTGTCTTCTATCACAGACCGAGCTACTTTAATCCCTGAGTTGTGTACAGCACCTTCTAAAGTCCCTCTCCAACCAGAATAAGCCGCATCTCTAGCAAGTTTAGCTGACTCCGCAAGTTTAGTCAGTTGCGGTGTCAAATCTTCGGTTAACTCTATTGTACTCTTGGGCGTTGCTCCTAGCTGACCTGCTCTGGTTACTAAGCCGCTTGAAGAGTTAGCAATCTTTTCTGCAAGTTTATACCCGCTTGCCGCCAAAGTTCCTCCTAACACACCACCCACAGTTGCCCCTGTAGCCGCTCCAGTTAATCGAGACTCTAAATCATCTCCCATACCTGCACCCGCTAAACCTGTTTGTAACCCACCCGCAGTAGCGGCTCTCTTAGCTGTCTGACCTAGAGTAGCACCTCTCCCGCCTACTCCGAACAAAAACTGACCTGCGCGACCAAAGACACCGCCAAGAGGAAGCGTAGCTATACCGCCAGAAACCTGACCTCCTAAATAAGACCCACCATGTTCTTCTCTGTATGTCCCCATAAGTTCTTCTTCTTCTTTCTTAAAGGTATCATACAGTTCAGATAAGGTTTGACCACTAGGGTTGTCAGCTAAAAAACTAGTTGCGGCTCTTGCTCCTGCTTTCAGTTCATCATAAAACTCAAACGTAGCACCCTGTGCTATCCCTCTGCGGTATGCCGCGCCTACTGTTGTTTCTTTTTCAGTTGTAGGGTCTTCAGTTAAATCTTTACGTATATTTAAAAACTCACGACCTTTGTTGTTATATTCGTCAGTTCCTTTTTTGTCTGCATTATCAGCCAACCAAGAACCTAGTTCATTTTTACGCTGTACACTAGTGAGTTTTTCTCTTGTACTTAAAAACATCTCTGCTTTTTCATTATATTCATCAGTGCCTTTTAAAGCAGAGTTAGCACTGAGCCAGACACCTAACTGGTCTTTTCTTTCTTGTGTAGATAAAGCCATTATTAAAATCCTCTAGGATTAACGCCTACCCTTGTTTTATTAACAACATCTTCATCCTTGTCATTTAAATAACCGTCTTCTTTCAGGATATTATCTAAGTTGTCAGTATCGTACGGGCTGTAGTCTCCTTGTAGTTTTTCTTTAAACTCATCATCTAGTTTAAAGTTGGTCTCGACAAAGGAAGCTAATTGCTCTTCTAAATCTAAGGGAGGAACTCCATTATTGGCTTTTATTATTCTTCTTTGCTCTCCCATAACATCTACCTGTAAATTGTACATCTTGTCATATACTTCAAGCAATAACTTATTACCCTCTACAGACGTTCCTAAGTTAGGAACAGACTCAATTAAGAAACTCAAGTCTCTATTAGACGTAGCCCCCGGAAGACCCATACCAGAATCAGGGTTTCTTATTAACAAAGCTAATTGATTGGATATGGCGTTAAATACCTCAGCTTCTGCTAAACCTTCAATTTCCGTATCAGGAAACAAAGATTGAACAAAACTCTTAGCACCTTTACTTAACTTAGCTAATGCTCCTGTTTGTAGTCCAGAGTCTAACAACTCTCTCATCTGTGTAGTCTTGAGTTTTAAACCTGAGGAACTTTGAAAAGCCTTTGCTCTTGCCTTCATAGCATCTACGTTATCTTGTGTTTTTGCCGCTTTATAAGTAGAAGCAACTCTATCAACTTCTTTAAGCAAGCTATAATCTTTCTGACCTGTTGTTTGAGCGTGTTTCCTAAATGCTTCAATACTTTCAGGTGTATAAAATTGAGGGTTAATCTGACCAATACCTTCTACTTCGGCTTCCTCTTTAGCTTTTTTAGCTTGAGCCAAAGCTAACTGTTCTTGTACTGTAGGACCACCACCAAACATACCACGTAAGCCACTAGCCATACGCTGTTGTCCTGCCAAAGCACTTTGTGTAAGCATCTCTCTACCAGTCATACCAACTCTAGGGTCAATACCTCCGCTAGGGATACCTGTTAATAATCCTGCTATATCTCTTCTGTTAGCCATTAGTATTTTCCTCTATTAATCAAACAGTCTTGTTGGGTCTAACGCTTTAATCCATGAAGGTGTTTCTGCTTCACCGAATCCTAAGTAGTCTAACATACCGCCACTAGTT